CCCATATCATCTTTATAAAAACCTGAAGCCATATCATTTCTAGCAGCAGACATTCCACCACCCATTTTCATTGCTCTTCCGCCAACTTTCATAGCTGCACGAGAGTTAGTAACTTGTTTATTAAATCTTCTATTTGGCATTATTTTTTTCCTCCATTTTGTTTAAATATTTGTGTTCCTTTTATACCATAAATTGACGCCACGACAAGGATCCAAAGATTTGTGAACCATTTAGGAAGCTCTGAGAACATTTCGAAAAATAGTTTTACCTTGTCCATTGCTGTTGGATCATCACTTACAACTGCCCAGGCCAGGATTGCAATTGGCAAACTTAAAATTATCAAAACGGCCTCATCTTTCCAGTCCGATTGACGTGCTTCTAATAATTTACCTTGGTAAGCTTCCTCACCACTTGCCATACGAGATGCATGCATTAACTGCGCATCCGACATTGCCATTTTAGTCTTCTGCTTGTTAGCATAAATTTTACTACCAGCAGAGACGGCTAATTTAATTGCCGAAAACCACATGTTAGTACCAAGTTGCTTTTTTACTTTTAGATTTCAGCATTCTTCTAGTTCCTCTAACTTCAACTTCCTCGCCAACACCTATTTTGTTGTAAACTCTGTCTTGGTTAGTTAGAATTTCAGATCTAGGGTCTGTTGCAACTTTTATTTCTGGTGTAGAAATCTCTTGACCACCGGTAGCATTCGTAGTTACAATTTCGCCTTTTCTGCCTACTGACATTTTATTTTTTAAAGCCATAATTTTCTCCTTAAGCTGTTATAATTATTTTTTATTAAAATTTCTACCAAAATCGTTAACTTTACTTCGGTTAGACATTTCTTGTTTGGCAAGGGAAGTTGCAGCACGTAGTTCTGCCAGCTCTTCATTTTGTTCAAGCTTTTCATCCTTGTTTTGTTGATTCATCATTGCTTTCATTCGATCAAGATTAATTTTTTCTTGCGCTTGCTCTGCTTTTACAAAGTCATCTTTAGCTCTAATGTCCAATTCTCTTGATTTTAACTTAGCAATTGGGTCATTTCCATATTCACCCATCATTTCCTGCTCTTCTTTAGCAAAATCTTCAAACATTTCTGCAATTAAAACTGCTTTTCTAGATTCAATTTGCATATTTAACGTCATCATCTGTTGTTGTATTTGCGGATCTTGTGCCATAGCAGGATTTGCTTGCATTTGTTGTTGCATTTGCTGCATTTGTAAAATTTGATCTTTAAATTCTACTTCAACTTGCTCCAATGCCATTAAACTTATGTGTTCAAAAATATTTTTTTGCATAGATGCTGTTACCATAGGGTTTCCTCTAGCCATGGATGAAGTCATAAAGCTCAGATGAGCTGTTATATGAGCTCTATGGTCTTGTCCCTTAAATGCTTGAAAGGGTTGTCCTCCTAATGCTTGAATAGCTTCAATACTAGGATCCATTGGAGTCGGTTTTGGAACAGGTTTTAAAACCATATCAATATTTTTTACACCTAGAGCTTCATACATAGCACGATAGGCATTATACAAATTATGCATTCCTGGATTTGATTGAGCTAACTGTAATTCTGCTTGAGCAATAGATATTCTTTGTGTTTGAGAAAATATATTAGGATCTGCAACAGGTAGAATATCTACTCTGTCATCAAAATCTTGTTGTTTAATAATTTTTTGACCACCTACTACATCATACGGATATTCTTGTGGTAGATATAGTTTAAATACTCGAGCAAGCATTTTAAACTCATGTTTAAGACTCACATAAATTCTTTTGTGAATCGCAGACATTGTTCTGCTTCCTCGTTCCAACAAAGCTACTGTCGTTCCCACTGCTGCTTGTTGATTCCCATCACCTACTTGAAGGTCAGCTATGGACGCGAAACGCTGTCCAGCTGATACAACGACACCCATAAGCTGTAACAAAGTTTGTGAAGGCTCTTTAAAAGGCAATGTCATAAAAGCATCTTTAATATTTCCGCCTGGAGCATCCACATCTCTAAATTCACCTGGAGTTATAGATTGCGCATCATCTCTAATTCTAATGCCACGCATTTTAAATCCTGCCGGTAGATTAGATAACGTTCCAGCATCTAGTAATGATCTTAAAGCTGCAGTTGCAGTACGCGACAATCCCCCTATCATATGAATTAAACCAAAACCATAAAAACCTAAACCCGGTAAAAATTTAAAATGAACAAAATAAGAAATTTTCTTTTTCTTAGGATCATTCATTTCATAATTTCTTCTTATAGATAAAATTTCACGTGATGATTCTTCAATAGTTACAATGTAAGGTAACTTAATTCCTGTAGGTTGACTATCTTGTCCTCGGTCCTCGAACCCTTCTAAATCTAAATCAGTATGGAATTCTAAAATATTATAAATATCTTCATCTTTTGTTTTTTGTATTCCCTCTAACTCTCTTTCTTTTCTTTCAAGTTCTGATTCGGTATCACCAGGAGTTCCAAGATCCACGTCTCTATAAAAACCATTCACTTGTTGTTTTCTTAAATCATTCTCTTTGGTTTTTACAACGTGTATCACGGCCGTTGCATCTTCTAAAGATGTTGCAGAGTATGGCACAACCAAATCTTCTGCTGGTACAAATTTAGAAACTGCCCTGCCTAAAAGATCGTCATAGTAAACTTTCTTAAAGGCAGATCCAGCAAGAGGTAGATAAAATAACAATTGATCGAATTCAGGTTCGTATTCCTTCATCTGATCCATCAACTGCCAATTCATAAAATCTTTTACTCTGGTTGATTGCATTTCTTTTTCAGGAGTTGGTGCTCCCATAACTTGAGTTCTAACAGGTCCATCCGCTGGAAGTAATTCTTTGTAAGCTAATGCTTGAAACTGTGTAACGGCTTCAGCGAGCACTGGGTGAGTTGCACCTGCTGCACCTGAAAAAGGTTCTGTTCTATCCTCATATTTAAAACCTAAAAGATCTAAACCTGTTACATAAGTATGTTCCCATTCTTTACGGGACTCTTTGTAATCAGTATAGTTTTGATTTAATTCTGAACCTAGAGGACCTAATATTTCCTCTGGTAATAACTCAGCTAAATTATCAAAGTGGTTTTCACTTTGAGCTTGGTTAAATGCTCCAGGTTCAAAATTAATTTCTACACCGCCATCTTCTGTGGGAGTAATCTCTGTGTTATCAGCGCTTGGTGCTGATTCTGTAATTTCTTCTTGAACCTCGACTTGTTCCTCGGGCCCTGCTATTTCAACCGTTTTTCTTATTTCGGCTAATGCTTTGTCTATTTCTGCCATTTATTTTCTCCAGTTTATCTTCTATAGTTGGTTTTGATTCATTAATCAAGGACTCAGGACCACTAACCGGGGGTATCTGATCCCATTTTACATTAGGCATGTTTTTAGTTAACGTAGGATTCTTGTATTTACTAGGGTGTTTAAATATAAAAGTCATTACCAATAAAATTTCTTTTTTCTTTTGGGTTGCTCTTCTTCTTTGTAATCTTCTGGGTGATCTATAAATCCACCTTGTCTGTATCTTAACAGAGCTTGTGTAGTGGAGTCAACTAAATCATCATGGTCACCATATGGAAATGCTGCACACTCTTCAACAAGTTCTTGTGCAAACTCTTTATCAAGAGGCGCCCAAATTTGTCCGGCTTCAAAAAGAGGAGATACGGCATTAACTCTTGCAACCTTATCTTGACCTTTACTTGGTGTGAAATTCATTGCAGGAATTCCCATGGCTCTTAACTCATACATTAAAGGAAGTCCCGATGCTTTTGCTTCTATAATAACTGTTTCAGGATTCCAATATTTATATTGTTCTAGTGCAACACGACGTAACTCTGGAAACTCTAAACGCTCTTTATAAGAATCTAATAATATTAATTGACGAGGTGAGTCTTCATCAGGACGAAAAACTCCCCAGGTAGTAATTGCACTATAGTCGGCAGTTTCTTTTTTAAGGTAAGCTGTATCATAACTTTGAATTGTATGCTCGATGTTAGGCATATGTTTAGACTCCCAATTTTTCCACCACTCACGTTTAATGAGAGCTCCTTCTTCTGAAGTTGGGTTCTGCATATATTGCGCGTTCCACTTTGCAACACCTGCGGATGCCTTAACAGAATTTAAATCTTCTAGCTTCCAATATTCGGGCCAAACAGGTTTACCTGTAGGTAAGATTGCAGGAAATTCTACGACTTCCCATTGATCCGCGTTCTCATTTTTTTGAGCATTTAATAATCTTTGTGTTAAATCTTTTGTAGACCATCTTGTCATAACAACAACAATACGACCTCCTGGTTGAAGTCTTTGCCTTGGTCCACTGGTATACCACTCCCAAGCATTATCAAATGCAGAAGGTGAATTTACATCTTGCTCTGAATGTGGATCATCTATAATTAATAAATCTGCACCTCTACCGGTTACCGCACCTTGGACACCAACAGCAAAGTATTCACCACCATCAGATGTATTCCAACGTCCTGCAGCTTTACTATCTTCTTGAAGTCTTGTTTTAAATATTTGTTGATACTCCTCTGAGTCAATTAAATGTTTTGCTTTACGTCCGAAGTTTACTGCAAGCTCCGCTGTGTGAGTTGCTTGAATAATTTTTAATTTAGGGTTTTGTCCGATCATCCAAGCAGGTAGAAAGAACGACGCAAATTCAGATTTAGTATGCCGGGGGGGCATGTTTATAATTAAACGTTTTAAATCTCCAGTTGCTAATCTATTAAATTTATCTGCTATAGTTTGATGATGGGACCCCTCTATAAAATCTGGCCACATTTTTTTTACAAATGATAAAAAATGAGTTCTAACTTGTTTAAGTTCTTTTCTTTGATGTCTTTGTATAATCTGTATTTTGAGCTTTCTTCGCTCAATAGGGTCCTCTATTTTATTAATATCTTCAACAGTTAGCATACATTTAAATATGGGTGGTAAGGTATTATACATCATTAACAATGCAAATCAAACACTATAGGAGAGACTTGGGACCCCTATAACTTAAGGGGGTATTTAGATAAAAGTCAATAGTTCGAGTTTGGATATAGTTCCTTTAGGGTCCCCTTTAA